CGTCGTCCCAGACGAAGATGGGACCGACGGCGTTACTGCCGTCGGCGGGCGTACCGGTGACCACCACGAGGTTGTAGACGCCGCCCCGGTCGTAGGCGAACGCTGAGGCCAGCTTGGTCCGGTTGTCCTCTGAGACCGTCCACACGGGGTCGTCAAGCAGGGAAGGGCGCCGGGTGAAGGTGAAGGCTCCGGAGGCGTCACAGAGGGCGTCAGCGCCCAGCGCGGTGGCAATGGAGGCGTCCGAGGACGTGCCGTGGATGACCGCCCAGCGGTCCGAGTCCACGGCCATGGAGACCATGCCGGTGCGGTAGGCCAGCCGCTCGTCCCAGTTGAACCGTGCGTCCGGGACGGCCTCGGTGATCAGTTTCTCCGCTTGCCTGCGGTATGTCATCGACCGGCTGTCCGGGAGGTTGCGGGCTACGGGGAACTGGGAGTCGATGACGTCCTGTTCGAAACTCGCGCCGTCGATCACCAGGTTGTTGGTGTTCTCCACCACGGAGGTCACCGAGTACACCCCGGCCGGTAAGTACTCCGGGGAGGATCCCAGGAAGTAGACGGCTATGCGCAGGCGCAGGCGGCAGCCGTAGGCGTGGATCCCCTCGAAGCCGACGGTGACGGTTTTGGCGACGGTCGCGCTCAGGGTCCAGCGGGTGGTGCTGGTGCGGTCCTGGGTGTGCTGGCCGCTGACCACGGTCAGCGGGTACCAGGTCTTCCAGTCCGGGGACCACTCCAGTACCGGCTGGATCTGTAAGGCCGTGCCGTCGGCCATCGCCCGCGCGAGGCGGTCGGAGTGGGTGAGCATCAGATGTTCTCCATGCTCACCGAGTCGAAGTAGGCGACTTGGGCGGCAGCGGTCGCGGTGATGACGACGTTGCAGATGGCTAACGCCGCCCCGGGTGGGGGTGTGACGGACAGGGCGACCCGCGTCCAGGTTCCGGGGGTCAGGGCGACGCTGCGGCCCCATTCGGACAGGGAGTCGGTGCTGAGGTAGCCGCCCGCGCCGTCCAGCCAGTCGATGAGCAGGTCGGTCATCAGGCCCGTAACGGAGTTCACCCACATCGAGTACGTGTAGGTACGACCCGGGGAGACCCGGAACTGCGGGATGCCTGTGGCGCCCATCAGTCCGGCTGCGGTGGCGGTGAGCCTGCGGGAGTAGAGACCCCGGAAGGGGAGGGCTGTGGTCCGCAGGATGGTCGTGTTGCCGTTGTAGGCGTTCCAGCCGTTTCCGGGGGCGGATCCGCTTTCGCCCTCGGAGGTGTAGGCGTCCATCATGTTGCCGCCCTGGATGGCGTCGAACGGCACGGGCAGGACGTCGGAGAACAGGGCGGACTGCGCGGAGTCCGCTGCGAACGTGTAGGTCGGGTTCGTGACGGTCTGTCCGTAGGTGTTGGGGCGGCCGACCTCGATGAGACCGAGCTGCCACAGGTACACGCCCCGGCCGGTGGTCGCGGACTGTGCCGCGTAGGAGACGTCGTCCACGGTGAAGTAGCCGTCAGGGCGCTCCCACAGCGACGACTTGCGCATGATCACGGTCTGGTTCAGCAGCTTCTGCATGGCTGCGAACTCCTGCTGGCCGACCGTGAGGACGGAGATGGACGTGCCCAGCCCGTTACGGGTGTCCGAGGTGACCACGGGGTAGGGGCTGCCCAGCGCGGTCTGCTTGTCGGTGCGCCCGTTGTAGCTGCCGCTGAGCGTGCCGGTTCCCCGGGCCTGGATGGAGGCGCCGGGGTCTTCCAGGTTGACCAGCCACATGTCGGGTGCCCGGTAGCCGCCTGCCGGGGCGGAGGTGGCGATGGAAGCCTGGGCAGACGGCTGTGCAAGGGCGCCGGTCGCGTCGACCGGTACCGCGTAGTAGGAGACGGCCTGGCCCAGGGGGGCCTCCTGGTCGTACAGCCACCCCTCCCCTGCGTAGTTGAGGTAGGGGTCTCCCCCGCGCACGGTGTGCACGGTGTTGTCGGCGTTCTTGCGGTAGACGGTGCACCGGAAGGGGCTGGACCAGGAGGACAGGTCCAGGCTGTAGTCGATCTTGATCCGGACGCCGCCGAACGTGGGGTCGTCAATGGCCCGGATGCGCCCGTCGAACGAGGTCGCATCGACGGTCGAGGAGGAGACCGGGGAGGCTACGGGGACTACAACCGGCATGTCACTTCTTCTTTCCTGCAACCGCCACGATCTCGGACACCTTTTCCTCCACGACCTTTTCCGTGTGGGCCCGGAACTTCTTGCCGTCGATGGTCACCATAATGGTATGCGGTGCGGTGACGGTTACCTTGGCCCCGGCCAATGCCTTTGACTGGGCCTTCAAGGTGCTCAGGCCGAAGCCGTCTTCCGCAGCGGAATCCGCGTACTTTCCCGAAGCCGTTTCCAGTTCCTTGTACGTGGAGTTGAGCTTTTTCAGGTCGGCGGCCGTGGAGGTGCGGGCCAGGGACTGGGCGAGCTGGCCGCCCTGCTCCGGACCCATGGCGGCGATCTGCTGGATCAGGCCCTGAGACATGCCGAGCTTGGCCAACGTGTGCAGGTTGACCTGGAAATCCTTGATGGCCTTGATCTTCGCCTGGAGCTGCTGTGTGAAGCTCGCGGCCCGGTTGCCGGACAGGCTCGACAGGGCGCCGGTCTGCATCGCGGCATCCTTGTAACCGGCGCGGGCATCGGTTGCCACCTGGATCTTCGCGTCGATGGCAGCCTTCTTGCCTGCGATGTAATCCTGGGCCGCCTTGCGCTCCTTCGCGATTTCAGCGTCGCGGGCCTTTTTCTTCGCGGCGGCGAGAGTAGCGGCATCCTTGCGCTCCTGCTCCACGGCCTTCGATGCGTTCTTGTACCTCTTCTCATTCAGCTTGATCAGCTTGGTGTCGGAAGCTATTTCCTTGTTGGCCTTGTCGATCTGCTTGTCGTACTTGGCCATTTCCTTCTTTGCGGCGGCCTGCTCCTTGGCAGTCGTCGCGTTCAGGTACTTCTTGTGCGCTTCGTCGTATTTCTTCTGTGCGGCGTCGCGGCGTGCCCTGTCCCTGTCGCGCTCTTCGTACGCCTCACGGACGACATGGCGCTGATGACGGGTGCCGGTGCCGGAGGCGTAGCCGTGAAGGCTGCCCATGGCGGCCATGTGCATGGAGTCACGGTGGTTGTAGACGGTCTCGCCGCCGTGGAAATTGACCAGCTCGGGGCCGCGTTCGCCGACCCAGGCCAGGCCGGAGGCCGCCCCGTCGGTACCCGTCCAGTAGCCCTTCGGAGCCTTGTTGGCGTTGGCCTGCTGAACGTTGTTGATGTTGCCGTACCGGGACACGATGTACCGGATCGCGGCTGCGACGTTGGCAACCGGGTCGGTGATGGAGCGGTCCGCGAGGGCCGCCGGGACGTAGGCGTGGAAAGTGCCCGGAATCGTCTGGGCCAGGCCCTGTGACGGGTGGCCCGCTTTGGCGTTGCTGTCCGTCAAGTTGATCGCGTTCGCGTTCCAGCCGGATTCGCGCGTGATCAAGGTGTTGAGACCGGCCTGCCAGGCGCCCTTCGTGCCGGGCGGGGGGACGTTCGCGTACTTCATCGCCGAGTTGATGATGGCCAGGTGGCGTCCCTCGGGGATCTTCCCGCCGACGGCCAGCGCCTTCTTGTCCTCGCGGTTGACCCAGCCCTTGATGTCCTCCAGGGGCTTTTTCATGACCCCACCTGCGAGGTTGCTCCAGTCACCGCTGCCCGGAACGATCTTGTCGATAGCGCCTTCGGCCTTGTTGATGACCGGGTTGACGATGGCGGCCAGCGCACCCAGGGCGGCGTCCTCCAGGGCGTCCAGGCCCTTGTTGGCCGCGCTCTTGAGGGCGGAACCCGCATCCGAGATCCAGCCGCCCACGCCGAAGCGCCCCGTCGTGTTGGCGCCCATGACGGGGCGTCCGCCGTGCAGGGAGGACCGGAACGCCTGGACGGCGTGGTGACCGCCCATGGCGGCGACGTCCTCGCGGGTGAAGACGTGTTCGTCCGGCATGAGGACGGCGTTGACGGAGTCCTTGCCCGGCCGGGAGCCTGGGGTGTGCGGGACGGGACCACCGGCGGCGAAGTGCGGGATCTTGTCGGTGTTGATCCTGCCCAGCGGGTTCTTCTGGTGGACGAAGCTCGCGATCTTGTCCATGATCTTGTAGATCGCGTCATTCCAGACATACTTGGCAA